AGCGGAGCGGTTGCCGGTGTTGCTGGCAGCGGACTGGTAGCCGGTGTTGCTGGCAGCGGAGCGGTCGCCGGTGTTGCTGGCAGCGGAGCGGTTGCCGGTGTTGCTGGCAGCGGAGCGGTTGCCGGTGTTGCTGGCAGCGGAGTAGTCGCCGGTGTTGCTGGCAGCGGAGCGGTTGCCGGTGTTGCTGGCAGCGGAGTAGTCGCCGGTGTTGCTGGCAGCGGAGTAGTCGCCGGTGTTGCTGGCAGCGGACTGGTAGCCGGTGTTGCTGGCAGCGGACTGGTAGCCGGTGTTGCTGGCAGCGGACTGGTAGCCGGTGTTGCTGGCAGCGGAGCGGTCGCCGGTGTTGCTGGCAGCGGAGCGGTTGCCGGTGTTGCTGGCAGCGGACTGGTAGCCGGTGTTGCTGGCAGCGGACTGGTAGCCGGTGTTGCTGGCAGCGGAGCGGTTGCCGGTGTTCGTCTGCTCGAGTGACTTATCTACTCGGCTCCAAACCCATTCAATCGCGCGGCTAACAAGTTGGTGCACGGAAATTTCAGCCGAGATTGTGATCTTGGCGCTGGCGATTTTGCTGTCACCATCTTCCTCGCGGCTGACTTCGCCCTCGGCCACCGCCTCGGCGTAACGGCTTTCCGCTGGCGGGTAGTAGCTGAAGCAGTCGAGCGGATATTCACAGGAATGGAAGCCAGCGGCGCAGGCCGCTACCTTTCCCTGGTGCTCGTAGGTTTTGCCAATTTCGAACTGGAAGCCACGGCAGGTTAAATTTGTTTTGAAGCCCTTGAACGTTGTGATCTGCATTCTGTTATCTCGCTAAGTAGAGGACGAAAAAGGCAACGCACAGCAAACCCAGCGGGAACAACAGGCCGCGCGTTTTCGGGGTATGGAAATCCGCACCAGTTAAACGGAACTGGTGTTGCTGGCGAACCAGCTCAGTAATTGGTTTGTGCATTTCGGGGATGGCTCCCGTGATTGGAGTGGAAACCTAGTTCTATTTCGGCTTGTTTTCTTGCGGTAATCGCAGCCGTTTTGCTTTCATGACGGCCTAGAAACTGCCTTTTGCCGTGCGACGTGATGGAGGCGCACCACTTTTTACAGCGCGCATCCCAGTGAATGCCCGTTACTCCGCTGTTGCTGGTACCGCGCAGAGAAACATTCTTCTGATTATCTGCGGCGTCAACTAACCGAAGATTGTCGATTCTGTTGTCATGCCGAATGTGATTAAGATGGTCAACCCATAGCCCGTTAGGTATCGGGCCACGGTGCATAACCCATATAATTCTGTGGGCGAGGTGGTTTTTGCAGTTTACAGCGATAAAGACATAACCCGTCTTCGCAACACATCCAGCTTTTTTACCCGCATAGCGGCTGTTAAATATTTTCCAACCTCGAACGTTCTTGAAGTGCTTTTGGGGTCGAGTCTTCCAGATTAAATTTCCGTTTTCGTACTCGAACATTTCCTTAAACTGTTCAATCATGGAGGGTTACTCCGGAGTGGTGCGAGGTTTAACCCATTTCAAAACCCAGGTACCAAGCGAGGGCCAGGGTTACTAAATAAATAACGACGGTTACCTGAGCGAATCGGCGTTTGCTTATTCTCACGGGGATGGTCCTCAGCAACGGGCTGGCATAATCAGGGAGAAAGCCTCCGGGGTGTAAGTGATCCGCATGGCTCCTGTTGTACCCTGGAACTCGAATTTACAGACGTGGTGCTTGTTGAATAGTTTGGCCACCGTTAGCGCATCTCCTATGTAGTCTGCTGTTAGACCTATCGCATCTATTTTCGACGGGGTGGAGTTGTTCGCCAGGCGTTGCCAATCGGGATATCTAGCGTCAACCACCTTACATGGCAAGATCGCGACCACGTTGCCTTTATAGTAAAAATCAGAGCTACCTGTTTCGGTATCAATCAGCACGTATTCAAACCGGGTAGGCGGCTTACCGACAAAAGAAATGATAACGCTACTTTCAACGCCCGCATGCTTGCCAACAAACATGCGGTGGCCATTGGTGGAGACCAGTTTATTGTCCTGGTGGTCGAAGAACATTCCATTCAGGTAATACCGAACGTCATTAGTAGCCATGAATTTGAAGGCTGCTAGAAAGTGAGCAGCCTGAACCGTTATCTGCATAGCGATGATCCTCTCAGTGGTTTTAGTCCTGTCCGCCCCTTGATGGCAGCGGCAGGGTAAAACTACTAATGAACCCGGCGCGCTTTACGGGCTGCACGGCGCATCTTCGCAATGCCTGTTGGTTTATGTGGCTGCTTACCGCTTTTGCCACGGGATTGGAGACGCTGATAGTTTTCAACCAGTTTGACGCCAGTCACTGCGAGACGGCCTTTGTTGTCGCGGGCCATCTGGTACTCATAGCGGCGTTGGTCTTTGATTACTGGTAGGGAGTCGTTACTTGAAGGGGAAATGACTTGTTCGATTAGTTTGCGCATGGCTATCTCCTTTAGTGGTCTTGCCGAAACCCTCGCGTGTTGCAAGGGCAGCGGTAAGTTCACTGCGTATCGTTTACATGATCTTTTCCTCTTGGTTGAGAAAGAGCGGGTCCAGTCGGTCACCCTCTGAAGGTGGCTGTTCGGTGATTGCATCGCTCACCAAGGGGCGTTTAGATTTGTTTTTGAATTCCCGTGAAATTCAATAGTGAATTTATAACCGAACATGAATACCTCGTCAATTCAAAAATGAATTTAAAGATGTAAAAAATTACCGCCCAAATTTGGCGGCAATCTTCAGCCCTTTAAAAGTCAGTACGTTCCGTGTAATGAAGGCTTTGCTATGCCGGCTACATACTGAATGCGCTCGACTTCGTTGACGGGGAATCTAAGGGGTGGGTGTTCTTCATTTACAGACATGACCAGCACCGCGCCGTCGCGTTGGTAGAGGAAAGTCTTTACCATAACTTGCTCGTCTTTAGTCACTAAGAGAACTTCATCTCCTGGTAGGTACCCATGATTAGGCTCGACGACAACATACTCTCCTTCCTTAATACGAGGTTTCATTGAATCCCCTGTGCAACGCAGCGCAAAAGCTTCAGGATCTGCTGATGGCCAATTGACAAAACCGTCACCGTTGTCGAGGGGTACCCAATGGCCCTCACTTCCTAATTGTGCACTCCCCATTACAGGTATGCGTGTAAACGCTACAACTTCTGGATGTCCGATTACGTTATTAGCCGCTGCGGTACGCAAATCTTTTTCTACCAAATCAGATACGGTGATTTTGAAATAATCAGCCACACGTTTAAGCAAGGTGTACTTAGGGTCTTGGTTCTCTCCGGACATCAGACGATGGAAGGTAGGCTGGGGAACGTGAATCAACTTTGCCAAGTCAGCTACCGCAGCAACGCCTTTTTGCTGCATAAGGTAATTGATGTTTGAGATAACGTGATCTGTTGTGTGGTGCATGGCTATACCTTTAGGTCGTTTAAGTTATGGCCGATTATTCTATGTTGAATATTCTACACTGGCATTGAATTCAAAACTGAATTAGGATTAAATCCATAACTGAATTCATTGCAGTGAGGAAACCACTATGCAGACCCTTACACCTAAAGACATTGTGCAGTCGCTGATTGATTCAGGACTCACACAGTTAGACATACGCCGTGAAACTGGCATCAGCCAAGCTTCTATAAGCCGAATCCTAACGGGCAAACTTGCCGATCCTCGAGTTTCAGTAGCTCAGGCACTTCGTGATCTCCATAACAAAGTGAAAGAAAAATCGCTCGAAGAAAAGGCGTAGCCCATGCCCAAACAACAAAATTGGGGCGCTGCGCCTGACGATTGGCTTCATTTTTCGTTTGTGCTTGGCCTGACCCCTGATCTGCTGCCAGTGGTATCGCGCCCTGATGCGCCGATCTCGCCGACCAGCAAACTGAAGACCACAGGCAAGACGCCGAGCCATTACAACGGCATGCGCCAGGTGGCTGGTATCAAAGACTGGACATCGCACACCGGTACCGATGGCGAGGTGACTCGCTGGTCGAGAGAACCTGATTACGGCATCCTGCTGCAGACGCGCACCGTTCGCGCCCTGGACGTTGACGTGGCCGATCAGGACCTGGCCAATGATGTGCGGGCCGCTGTTACCAGCGTTATTGGCACGCTGCCGAAGCGTATGCGCAGCAACAGCCCTAAATTCCTGCTGGCGTTTCAGCTGGATGGCCAACACTCCAAGCGGATCCTGCGCACCGCCCACGGCAATATCGAGTTCCTGGCCAACGGTCAGCAGTTCGTTGCCCTCGGTACCCATCCAAGCGGCAGCCGTTACGAATGGGAAGGCGGTCTGCCCGACGACATCCCAACGTTGACCGCTGACGACTTCAACATGCTGTGGCAACTGCTCGAGCAACGCTTTGCTATTGCAGAGAGCATCATCGAGAAGGAAGGGCGCACGCGCGACCGTTCTGGCCGCAATGCAAGCGCTACAGATGAAACGGCCGATTACCTGGACGCCCACGACTGGACACTGGAGTGGGGCAATGCGGGCGAGCGTTACATTCGTTGCCCGTTCGAAGATGGCCACAGCAGTGTGAGCAACGACAACACCGCAACGGCTTACTTCCCGGCCGGGACCGGTGGTTTTGAGCAGGGCCATTTCCGTTGTCTGCACGCCAGCTGCGCCCACCGCAACGATGGTGATTACCTCAATGCCATCGGCGTACGGGATAACGACTTCGAGGTGATCCCTACTGAAAATGGTGAGGAGTACCTTCCACTGCCGGCCTTCGCCCGCGATAAGAACGGCCAGATTGACGGCACTATCACCAACGTGCTGCTGGCGCTGCGGCGTCCAGATCTCTGCGGCGTCCAAATCCGTCTCGATGAGTTCCGCAATGAAGTGATCCTGACAACGCCACGCGGTGAACACCTGCTGTTGCGCGATGAGTATTACACCAAGATCCACGAAACACTTGAATGCACCCTCCAGTTTAAGAAGTTTCAGGAAGCGGAGATTAAGCGTGCTGTTCGGTTGATCGCTTATGAGAACCGATACGATTCGCTGAAGGACTGGGTTAATCAGCTGCCTGAATGGGACGGCACGCCACGCATTGACACGTTCTTTTGTCGTCATTGGGGTATCGACCCTTCGGCCTACAGCAAAGCTGTGGGGCGCTACTGGTGGACGTTGTTGGCCGGTCGAGCGCTGGAGCCTGGTATTAAAGGCGATATGGCGGTGGTGCTGGTCAGTCAGCAGGGTAAGAACAAGTCCGAGGGGATCCGCGCAATGGCTCCGACGCCTGAGCATTACATGGAACTGGACTTCGAAAAGCCTGCTGCTGAGCGCGTACGGGAGATGCGCGGGCATAACGTGATAGAGCTGGGCGAAATGCGCGGTATGAACAAGGCAGGGATCGGCGCTGTCCGCGTCACTATTTCTACCCGTGCCGACCGTAACCGCGGGCTATACCGAGAGCACTACGACACGCTGCTGCGCCGGTGTGGTTTTATCGCCACGGTGAACACCGATACACCACTGACCGACACCGAAGGGAACCGCCGCTGGTTGCCGATGACCATCCCAGACGATATCGACGGTAAGCACATTGCTGTGCAGATTGCGGCAGAACGTGAGCAGCTTTGGGCGGAAGCCGTTCAGGTGTTCAAAGCTGAGGGTATCGCGTGGGAAAGGGCTGAGACGCTGGCCAAGACCGTGTTGGGTGATTATGAGGTTAAGGATGATGTCTGGGTGTCATGCATCGCTGAGTGGCTCGAAGCTGAGTCTATCGAACTGGGTGATGATGCACTGGTGAAGAACAGCGACAGGGTACCGCTTACATCTAAGGACCTGCTGGTTGATGCGATCGGCTTTAAAGCGGCCCAGGTTAAACGCGGTGATGAAATGAAGGTCGCCAAGATCATGAAGGACCTCGGGTACAAGACGCGGCAGCTCCAAACGTTGCCAGGCAAACCAAGGCACTGGGAGAAACGCGGCTAACAATTAACTTGCATAAATTTGCAAGTTACAACTCAACCTAACTCAACCTGTGATGTTAGGTTGAGTTGGGAAAAAGTTAATATAAATCAGATTGATACTCAACCTATTCAACCTATTCAAGTAAAAATTAATACTTACATATACGCACGCACGCACGCATACATACACGCATATGCAGGAGTATAAAAAGTTTTTAAAAAGGTTGAGTGGTTGAGTAACTGTTTGATGCTAAAGTGAAAAGTGCGAATTCAACCTCATCAGTTAAGTCGCAAGGTTAAGTTAGGAGAAAATTATGTCGAAATTTCAAAAAGATTACATGCCCTACGGCATGAGGGAGTTGCAAGAAGGCCGGTGGGAACTATCCAACCGGCACTACGACACACTCGGTAAGCCGTTTACGTTCGCCAGAAAGCTTTCAACGGAAACGATTAAAAGTCTAGCGGCTTCCGACATCACGTTAGAGAAGGGCAGCGGCCTGCAAACCGTATGGTTCTATACGGACGGTAGTGTGCCTACGGACAAAGACGAGCATTGGCAGTCGTACAGCGCCAAGTTGCAAAAATTATCAAGTTTGAAAGTTGAATAAAAACCAACCGGTAAAACTTTGCAGGCTTTGATTAGAATTGATGAGGTTGAACTAAATGCGCAGAAATATGCAACTTGTACTTGAACGGTGGGGCCGCTGGGCGGTCAGTGAAGAAAAATGCACATCGGTCGATTGGCCTTCCATGTCTGTGGCGCCTGCGCAGGTTCCTGTTGGCGGTGGGCAGTCATGCAGCGATGACGACGGGCTGATGATTGACGGCTGCATCGCCAGGCTTAAGGCTGTGCGCCAGGAGGAAGAGATCTTGATGCTAGGCCTGCGATACATCGCCCGCAGTTCTCAGCGTGACATAGCGGCTGCTGTGGGTCTTCCTCGGGCGGCTGTTGAACGTCACCTGCAATCAGCGACCAACTTTGTCGAGGGCTGTTTGGCTGCGCTTGATGTGCCGCTCGATATGGATCCGGAGGTGGCCGAGATAAAAATAGTTGTGGCTAGCCAGAAACCTATGCTATACCTGTAGCGTGCAAGAGTTGTATTTGCACTGACCTCATTCACAAGGCCTCGCTAATTGCGGGGGCTTTGCTGTTTCTAGAGGCCGCAACGGATAGAGCACTGCGGAGTGCAGGATATTGGCGCGTCCTGTCTTGGTAGGGAGCACAGGGTAACGACTGTGAAACTTAAGGGGTTCGATTCCCCACCAGTGCTCTTTCCCTTGTGGTGAAGATCACCGGTAGTGAGCCACAAGCCTGTAAATCGATACGACTCACCACCACCACAACAGCAAAACTGCCAGAAATAGCCGTTCCAGCCAATAAAACGACTATGCAAAATGCGCCATGTTTTATGCACGGTTTATGCAGTCCGATTTGCGCCACATCGGTGAGAAGATTGCAGGAAACACAGCGTTCGACGTGATTGCACAGCGAGTGCTGTTTCGTCGGTACGCAAAACGGCCATTATGTTAAAAAGTCCTCAAAATCGACAATTTTCAATGCGAAGCGCCATCCAAATAATCAACGTTCCCCAAGCACCGTAGGGGGTGTGGTCGGTACCTTGGTGGGTGGCGCTCCGCATTGAAAATCACACGTACAGCCCTGGCTTAACCGCTGGGGCTTTTTCGTTCCTATCACCCGACGATCGGGCAACGCCCCGACAGGGGGAGGTTATGAAAATGCCAGATAAAGATCCGAACAGCATCGCCGGTGCCACCTGGCTAGTCATCCTAGCCGTGGCCTGCTGGGGCGGCCTTGTTCGCTACCTCATCGACATACGGCAAAGCCGAGCGGCCTGGAGCTGGGGCGCAGCTGCCGCACAGGTCATCGTCTCCGGCTTCACGGGAATGCTAAGCGGATTCATCAGCATGGAATCCGGTCTCACTCTCTATCAAATCTTCTTCGCGGTAGGTGTCTGTGGGGCGATGGGCAGCATAGCGCTGTCGTTCTTCTGGGAGCGCCTGACAGGAGTCAAGAATGTCACCTAATCAATTTCAAAGGGCCGCTGGTATCAGCGCCGAACTGGCTGCGCGCTGGTTCAAACCCATCACTGATGCAATGGACGAGTTCGGCATCAACTTTCCGTCGGCGCGGGCAATGTTCATTGCGCAGACCGGCCACGAGTCCAACGGCTTCACCCGGTTGGCTGAGTCGTTCAACTACACGCCTGAGGCGTTGCTCTCCACGTTTGGCAGCCGCATCAGCAAAGACCAGGCAGCACTGCTCGGCCGCACGGCTGACCATCCCGCACGGCAGGAGGCTATCGCCAACCTGGTCTACCAAGGGCGCTATGGCAACAAGCTGCCAGGCGATGGCTGGAAGTTCCGCGGCCACGGTCTGATCCAGGTCACCTTCCTGGACAATCACAAAGCATGCGGCAAAGCGTTGGGCCTCGACCTGGTTGCCAACCCAGACCTGTTGCTCATCGACACCAACGCAGCGCGCTCTGCGGGCTGGTACTGGCAATCGCGCAATATCAACCAGGTTGCTGCTGACATCCGCGAAGCCACCCGGCGTATCACCCCGGCGTTGCACGCACTAGATCAGCGTCGTGAGCGCTACGAACGCGCTATTTCGGTGGTCGGATGACACGGCCACTACCACATTGGCAGGCTGCTATCGTCGCCGTGGTGCTCGGCCTGCTGGCATATTTCGCTATCAGCAATCAGGGGCTGCGACACGAACGCGCCGACCTGCTGAAAACCAACGGCCAACTGAGCGGCCAGCTTGACTGGCAGAACAGGACACAACAGGCGGTTGCTACTATCGATGAGAACCGCACCAAGGAACTGAACGATGCAAAGACACAGATTGCTGGCCTGCAGCGTGATGTTGCCGCTGGCACTCGCAAGCTGCGCCTCGCAGCCACGTGCCCAACCGGCACCACCTCCGGCGTGGATGATGCAACCAGCGCCCGACTTACTGACGCCGCTCAACGGGATTATTTCACCCTCCGAGAGCGAATCGAAATAGCCCGCACCCAGATAGCCGGGTTGCAAGACTACATCCGCAACGTGTGCCTGGTACGTTGATTCAAGAGGTCAACTGATGAAGTGTAAAAAGAAATGGCCGAAGTTACCCCGTTTGCTGATACCGCTATTTCACTCAGCGAATGCACGCGAGAACGCGCGCAACAAGATCTGGCAGTTGGAAGGCTATCTGCTGAAACAAAAGCTTAGTGAAAGTTAAGAGCATTACAGAAGCCGTTCGCTGAGTGGCTTCGATAATGACACTGGTGCGGCCCCTGTGGCCGTCTTATCAAACTGGAGGCAGTCCACATGGGAATTATCGGGATGACTGAACTGCAAGTAATGAATCTGGAGATCTTCCGCATGGTCATGAGTGACACTGCGGCAGGTGAGAAAGCCATCGCATTTATCAATGGCGACCAGTTCAAGTACGAGCTGTTCAAAGACGCGTATGCGAAGGCCCAAATCGAAGGGCAACCCGTATCGCGAGTTGACAGAGCGATTAAGACCACGGAAGAAGCGTTGCTGGTCTTCCAAAAATAACAGGCGATTTATTTATGGCAAAAAAACTCAGAGATAAGCAAGAGCGATTTTGCCGCGAATACATCATTGACCTAAAAGCCGCGCCCGCCGCTGAGCGGGCAGGTTATAGCCCTCGTTCTGCGTGCAATATCGGCCCTCGACTGCTTACCGAGCAGCCGATAAAGGATCGCATTGCCGAACTGATGGGCGAGCGCATGCAGCGAGTAGAGGTTGATGCTGATTATGTTCTGCGGCAGGCCGTCAAATTGCACGAGCGCTGTATGCAGGAAGTTGAACCCTATACCGACCGACGCGGCGAGCAGTTAACGGATGAGAAGGGCAACAAGCTTTATGTGTTCGACTCGAAGGGGGCAGCGTCTGCGCTGCGTCTGGTAGGCGACCACATCAACGTCCAGGCCTTCAAACAGCGAATTGAGCATTCAGGCTCTATCGAAAACCTGACAGACGAAGAACTGGAAGCACGACTCGCGAGGCTGATACATGGACAAGCTACCGCCGCTGACCAAGGCGCAGAAGATTGAGCTAGTCCAGTTAATCGAAGAGAAAAACCGCCGCGCAAACGTCTACCGCTATAAAAAATTCTTCTCATCCCGATATGACTGGCAAAAGCGCTTTATAGGCGCTACTGCCGAATTTTCCCAAGTCGCACTGATAGCCGCTAACCGAACCGGTAAAACGGAGACGGGCACCGGGGTTGATGCCATCCACGCTATGGGGGATTACCCCGATGACTGGAACGGCTACCGCTTCGATCATGCCCCGCTGATCTGGTGTTTGGGTTACTCGGGTGAAAAAGTTCGCGACTTGCTGCAAACGCCAATCCTCGGCGTAAAAACCGAAAACGGTTGGGAAGGCGGGTTAATACCTGGTGAATTAATTGTCGACACAGAGCCGATGGCAGGTACGCCAAACGGTGTGCGTTCTGCATACATCAGGCACAAATCTGGCCAGCGCTCAAAGATTCAGTTTTGGTCCTACTCACAGGGGCAACATGCGCTGATGGGTGACGATGTGGATTGGTTTCACATCGACGAAGAACCAAAGGATCCTACGATTTACCCGCAGGTACTGACCCGAACCGCAGCAGCTGACAAAGGACGCGGTGGCCGAGGCATTTTGACGTTCACACCAGAGAACGGCCGCACTGAGTTAGTGATCCAGTTGATGGACACACCCGCACCAGCGCAGTTTTGCATGAGTGCTGGGTGGGATGATGCGCCGCACCTCAGCGAAAAAGTCAAAGAAGACCTGTTGGCGTCTTACCCCGTGCACCAGCGCGACATGCGTACGAAAGGCATCCCAATGCTGGGGCATGGTCGCATTTATGACCTGGGTGAGGATTACGTCACCTGTGACCCGTTCCCAATCCCCGATCACTGGATGGTGATCAACGGCATGGACTTCGGCTGGGATCACCCGCAAGCCCATATGCAACTTGCCTGGGATATGGAAAACGACGCGTATTACGTCACCAGGGCATACAAGGCGCGTAAAACATCCCCGGCGGAGGCTTGGAGTGCTGTGAAGATATGGGCGCAGAACGCTCCCACATCATGGCCCGCTGACGGACTTCAGACAGAGAAAGGCTCAGGTAAACAGCAGAAATCCTACTACGAGGAGGCTGGCTTCGACATGCTCGAAGAACCAGCATTCTGGGAAGACGGGTCCCGTTCAGTCGAACCGGGTTTGTTTGAGCTGTTTGATTTGATGCGCCGCGGAAAATTCAAGGTGTTCTCTGGTTGCCGCGATTGGTTTGAGGAATTCAATTTTTACCATCGAGATGCAAAAGGGAAGATTGTTAAAACCCGCGATGACCTTCTCGATGCTACCCGTTACGCGTACATGATGCGCCGTTATGCAATCCGCTATGCCGACATTCATAACCCTCCTGTTGAGGAGGCGTTAATCGTCCCTTCATCATCTGGCTGGTAAACATGGCAAAGACTTTACAACAACAGCATGAGCTGGCGCTCACGCGGTTTGACCGTGCATACACGCCACAGGAGAACGTGCGTGATAAATGCATCGAGGCTACCCGCTTTGCGCGTGTTTCGGGCGGCCAGTGGGAAGGTGCCACCGCTGCGGGTACCAAGCTGGATGACCAGTTCGAAAAGTACCCCAAGTTTGAGATCAACAAGGTCGCGACCGAACTCAACAGGATAATTGCCGAGTACCGCAATAACCGCATTACCGTTAAGTTTCGCCCAGGTGATAAGCAGGCCAGCGATGAGTTATCCAACAAGCTAAACGGCCTGTTCCGTGCTGATTATCAGGAGACTGACGGCGGTGAGGCTTGTGATAACGCTTTTGACGATGCGGCAACTGGCGGTTTCGGTTGCTTCAGACTGGCATCGCAGTTGGTCAATGAATTTGACCCGATGGACGAGCGCCAACGTATAGCAATCGAACCGGTGTACGACCCGGCGCGGTCAGTCTGGTTCGACCCCGACGCCAAAAAGTATGATAAATCAGACGCCGCTTGGGCTTTCTGCATGTATTCGCTTTCTACTGCAAAGTATGAGGAAGAATACGGCAAAACGCCGAGCAGCATGGATCTGACATCACTCTCAAGCTGGGAATACGACTGGTTCACCCCCGATGTGGTGTACATCGCCAAGTATTACGAAGTGCGTAAAGAGTCGGTGGACCTCATCAGCTTCCAAAGCCCGATAACGGGCGAAGTGGCAACCTACGATAGTGACCAAATCGAAGACGTCAAAGACGAACTGGCCGAAGCGGGTTTTACCGAGGTCGCGCGCCGTTCTGTGAAGCGACGCCGGGTGTATGTCTCGATCGTAGACGGTGAAAACTTCCTGGAGAAACCAAGCCGCATACCGGGTGAGCATATCCCGCTGATCCCTGTGTATGGCAAGCGCTGGTTTATTGATGATGTTGAGCGCGTAGAGGGCCATGTCGCCAAGGCGATGGACCCGCAACGCCTGTACAACATGCAGGTGTCAATGCTTGCGGATTCCTCCACGCAGGACCAGGGCAGCACGCCTATCGTCGACGCCGAACAAATCCGGGGGTATGAAAATCATTGGGCGGAGCGCAATAAAAAGCGGCCTGCATTCCTTCCGCTGCGCTCTTTGAAGGATAAAGCAGGGAACATTGTTCAGCCTGCCAACGCACTGGGATACACCCAACCGCCAGCACTTAACCAAGCCATGGCAACCCTGTTGCAACTGACAAGTGCCGATATCCAAGAGGTTACAGGTGGCAGCCAGGCGATGCAGCAAATGCCTAGCAATATCGCTCAGGAAACGGTTAACAACCTGCTGAACCGGTCTGATATGGCCTCGTTCATCTATCTGGATAACATGGCAAAAAGCCTCAAGCGTGCGGGTGAGGTTTGGCTGTCTATGGCTCGCGAAGTGTACGGCTCAGAACGTGAGGTTCGCATCGTCAATGAAGATGGTACCGACGATGTCGTGTTGATGGCGGAGGCAATCCGCGACCAACAAACGGGCGTTGTAGTGGCGCTGAATGACCTTACCGTCGGCAAATATGACGTGATGGTCGATGTTGGCCCGAGCTATACCGCCCGCCGGGATGCGACCGTGGCAGCACTTACCAAATTGCTGCAGAACATGGCACCGACCGACCCAATGCGGCCAGCATTAATGGGGATCATCGTCGATAACATGGACGGTGAAGGGTTGGACGACTTTAAAGAGTTCAACCGCAAACAGTTGCTTCAGCAGGGTGTCGTTAAGCCTCGCAATCCTGAAGAGGCTCAACTTGTGCAGCAAGCCCAGGAAGCGCAAGCCAATCAGCCTGATCCGAGCATGGTGGTGGCGATGGCACAAGACAAGTTGGCGCAGGCTGAGCTGATTAAAGCCCAGACGGATGCGGCAAACACACAGATCAAAGCATTTACCGCGCAAAACGATGCGGTGGAAACATCAGCGAATACTGCTCTGAAAGTGGCGCAGGCAGAGGAAATACACAGCGGGTCCGTTATGGACGCGCTGAAACTCCTGTCTGAGTTCATTCAGAAGCAGCAACAGCAAATCCCTTCCCCAACACAACAAACACAGTCACCGGCGGACTCAATGCCGAGCTAAGGAGCACTCAATGGAAAGCGAACTGATCATCGATGGTCAGGTGGTATCCCTGTCTGAAAATCAGGAGCAAACCACCACCGAAGCCACGACAACAACGGTTGCTGACACCACTAAACCTGAAGGCCAACAGGATAGTGAAGTGGTCAATAACGATGGCGTCAAAACCGATGGTACGCCCCCACCGGAGGAATACTCCTTAACGGTCGGTGATGAAGAAATCCCTTTGCAGGCTGCTGACGATGAAAACATCGACGGCAAGCCAGCGCCGCAATGGGTGAAGGATTTACGTAAAGGCTTTAAAGAGCAGCAGCGGGAAAACAGAGAACTTAAACGCCAGCTTGAGGAGATCCAAACCAAGCCCGCGGAACAGGCCTCGCACGTTCAGCCCGATGTTGTTATCGCCAAACCTACGCTTGAGTCCTGTGAGTTTGACGAAGAGCGTTACGAGCAGGAGCTTACCCAGTGGCATGAGAAAAAGACCCATGCCGATAAGGCTAAGCAACAGCAAGTTCAGCAGCAACAGGAATTTCAACAGCGTTTGCGGCAACGTCTCCAGGCCCACCAACAGCGCGCATCTCAACTACCGGTGAAAGATTACGCCGAAGTTGAAGAAATAGTGCGTCGCGAGGTTCCGCGCCTACATCAGGAGGTATTGCTTCATGTGGCTGACGAGGGGACGGAGCTTATCGCCTACGCGCTTGGCAAGAACCCTCGATTGCGCCAGCGGCTTATCGCTGAGACAGACCCAATCCGTGCAGCTTTCCAGCTTGGACAACTGAGCGCGAAGGTAAAACTCGCACCCAAAGTCACCCAGAACGCTAAACCCGAGCCGGAGATCAAAGGCGGCGCGGGTAAAGCTAAATCTGATGAAATTAACAAGCTGTGCCCTGGCGCAGTATTTGAATAACGGAGTTAACAATGCCAAACGACTTAAGTTCTAACGTCAGTCAAATTATTCTGAAAAAATTCCTGCCAGGGTTTATGTCAAACCTGGTGCTGTGCAAAACGGTAGACCGCCAATTGTTGGCGGGGGAGATCAACTCATCGACTGGCGATAGCGTTAGTTTTAAACGCCCACACCGTTATCGTTCAACGCGAACGGCGACGGGGGATATCACCGGGATCGCAAAAAACGCGATTATCTCGGGTAAGGCAACCGGGCGTGTCAGCAACTACATTACCGTTGCGGCAGAATGGACACAGTTCGAGGAGGCGCTGAAGCTTAACCAACTGGCTGAAATTTTAGCGCCAATTCAGGAGCAGATGGTCACTGACCTCGAGACTGAAATGGCCAAGTTTATGATGCAGAACGGTGCGCTATCCCTCGGCACACCTGGAACAGCTATCACAGCGTGGTCACACGTTGCACAAACCGCGTCATTTTTGAAAGACATTGGTGTCGATCGCGGGGAAAACTATGCGGCTATCGATCCGTGGTCGGCTCAAAACTTAGCGGATAAGCAGACGACTCTGTCAGCGGATGGTAAAGTGCGTAGCGCGTGGGAAGATGCCCAACTGCCTACGAACTTTGGCGGGATCCGCGCACTGATGAGCAATGGTCTGGCGTCGCGTCAACAGGGTGCCTTCGGCGGCACATTGACGGTACAAACCACCCCGACGGTAACGTACACAGCGGTTAAAGACACCTATCAGTTCACCTTGACGTTGACGGGGGCCACGCCGAGCATTACGGGCTTCCTCAAGGCAGGGGACCAACTGCGTTTTAATCCGTCTTACTGGTTACAGCAGCAGACCAAGCAAACTCTCTACCGGAACGCGGCGGCAATCCCGTTCACCGCTACGGTGCTGGCAGATGCCAACTCCACAGCAGGGGGCGCGGTTACCGTAACGCTGTCTGGCGTGCCAATCATCGACCCGGTCAACACGCAGTACAACACGGTGCATCGTGCGGTAACTGCAGGGGATTCAGTAACGGTGTTGGGTGCGGCGGGTCTGAGCACTAAGCCTAGTCTGTTCTATAACCGCTACTTCTGCGGCTTGGGCACCATCCCATTACCGAAACTGCATAGCATCGATTCGTCCGTGGTGACTTACGAAGGCTTCTCTATCCGTGTACACAAATACTCGGACGGCGACGCTAACAGCCAAATGATCCGTTTCGATATGCTACCGGCGTTTGTCTGTTTCGACCCACATAAAGGCGGCCAGTTCTTCGGCAACCCATAATCACCAGAGGGGCTTCGGCCCCTTTTTCTTTTGGAGAAAACCATGGAAAGAATGAGTGTGTTCCTGCCCGCAGATACCGAAGCGGGCTATGTTCAGGCGGTGATTGTGGCGGATGAATTCCCTATCTATCAGGAACTGGGTTTCGTCGATTCAGCGGACACGATCGCCGAGGCGCGGGCAAAACTGGAAGCTGCTACGGCGGCCCAAGCAAAAGCGACGGCGGCCAAAGCAGGTAAGCAGACCAAACCAGCTGCACCAGCAGCACCCGTTACCGAAGATAAAACAGGCGAAGAAGATTTCGTTTAAGGGTAGAACTCATGGCGAAGACAACGACTAAAGGCACTCTGGTGCTGTTCGCGCTGCGAAAGTTTGCCGTTGCGTCCAACGCCACGTTAACCGACGTCGAGCCGCAATCTGTAGCCGACGGGCTCGATGACCTCGAGGACATGATGGCCGAGTGGAAGTCTCGCGGCATCGATGTTGGATACCTGTTCTCCGACGACGATAACCCAGTTCACCCAGATGATGATTCCGGCCTGTTACCTGAATATAAATCTTGTGTGGGCTGGCAGTTAATGCTTCGGCTTATGCCTGATTACTCCATCGAACCCTCACCGCGACAAGAAACCAATGCGCAGACAGCATATGAAGCGTTGCTTACCGCAACCATCAGTGTGCCTTCTATCCAGCGCCGTGGGGATATGCCGACCGGGCAGGGCAACAAATACGACTATTTCATGATGGGCCGTTTCTACCCTGACGAGCGAGGACCCGCGAATGGCGACGATCCAACTTCCACTGGCTAAAGGCCTCGGGAAAGACTACCGCAATACAGACTACGTTGACCTCCTGCCGGTGAACATGTTGGCGGTACCGAAAGAAGTACTGAACGCTGCGGGGTACTTGCGATCATTCCCCGGTGTTGCTAAGCGCTCTGATGTGGCGGGTACCTCGCGCGGTGCGCAGTTCAATACCGTTCAAAGTGTGAGTTATCGCGTTGCGGGCAGCAAGCTGTATAACGCCCACAGCGAACTTGGCAATGTTGCTGGCAGTGGGCGGGTGAGCATGGCGCACAGTGCTACCAGTCAGGCGGTGGCTGCTGCGGGTGTGATGACGTTATATCGTTATGACGGCACGAACAAGACTCTACAGAACTGGCCAGAGCAAATCGGCGATGTCACTTACGCTCAGTATGACATCGGCAGCGTGCGAGATATCTGTCGGGCTCGAGGGCGTTATGTTTGGGTAAAAGAGGGCACTCAACTGTTTGGCGTCACCGATCTGGAGGATGAATCCCACCCGGATAGATTCCGTCCGTTCTACAGTGCGGAGTCACAGCCAGATGGCATCATCGGTTGCGGGATTTGGCGCGACTTCGTTGTGATGTTCGGCACCAGTACTATTGAGTATTTCTCCCTTACGGGGGCCACCGATACTTCATCTGCGATCTACGTTGCGCAGCCGTCGCTGATGGTTCAAAAGGGAATCGCCGGCACGTACTGCAAAACAATATTTGCCGATTCCTACGCGTTCCTCAGTCACCAGGCAACTGGCGCGCCGTCGATATATGTGATCAACTCCGGGCAAGCCCAGGCGATCGCAACCGCAACCGTGGAAAAGTTACTGCGGGAGTACAGCGCGGATGAGTTAGGTGCAGGTGTTATGGAAACGGTGCGCTTCGATGCCCATGAGCTATTGCTCGTTCACTTGCCGCGCCATGTCCTCTGCTACGATGCCTCAGCCAGTCAGAAAGGGCCGCAGTGGTGCATTTTACGCACGGGTCTTTCTGATGCAGTACACCGAGCTGTTGATTATATGTTTGAAGGTAATCAGATCAGCGTTGGCGACAAAAACGCTCCCCAAACCGGTTGGTTGAGCTTTGATTCCTCTGCACAGTACGACAAACAGACAGAGCATCTGCTGTTCACCCCCATGTTCAAGGCAGACAACGCCAGAGTGTTCGATTTTGAACTGGAAGCGGCAACGGGTGTTTCGCAGTTTGCAGAACGGCTGTTTATTTCGGCCACTGCGGATGGTTCAAACTATGGTCGCGAGCAGATGATTGATGCCAACGCACCGTTTATCTATGACAAACGTGTGTTATGGCGGCGGATAGGCCGCGTGCGTAAAAACATCGGCTTTAAAGTTAGGGTGATCACCCGCTCGCCAGTGACGTTGAGCGACTGCTCTATAAGGGTTGAATAATGGCGGCAGATAACAACCTTGAAAAACCTGTGGTTGTACAGGCTACGCGTATCGACGCCACTCTGTTGCCTAAAATCTTCTCTCAGCCTTATTTTCTCTACGTTGTTCAGCAGGGTACTGACCTGGGTAACGTCGCCGTTAAAGCGAACGCAGCAGGTCAGGGGGCTTATGATGCACAGGTGAAGAATGACGCGCAAGACTTGGTTTTAGCCGATCATGAGTCGCGCATTACCACGGCAGAAGCGAAACTTGTTAACCACGAGATCCGCATCACCGCTGCTGAAGCCACACTGGTAAACCATGAAACCCGAATCACTTCCGCAGAAGCGGCGTTGGTTAATCATGAGGGGCGAATCGTCACCCTTGAGGGGGATGTGGATTACCTGCTTGATGAAGTGGTGATACTGGATGCTCGGCTTGATACTGCTGAAACGGATATCACGGGCCTTGAGACTCGGATGACAGCGGCAGAAGCTGCAATATCAGTTCTGAACTACCGCACCACGCGAAAGAAATCCGAACTGACATTCACCGGGTTGACGCTCAGCATACCGACCACGGCAACTAACCTGATCACGTTGCTCAAGACGTTAACGCCTGCTTCTGGCACTTTCGCGCCGTTCTTTGACACCACTGCCAACAAGATGGTCGTTTTTAACGAAAATAAAACGGTCAACTTTAAGCTGTCGATCATAGGCACCTGGACCGGTGGGTCGACCAACCGCTCTATGCAGCTGACATTCTCGGGTGCGGTACCGGATACTTTGGTAAATAGCAGGGATGAGGCCACATCAACAGATAACGTTCTGCTGACAACCTTCTTCAGCGTGGATCAGGGTGGTTTTCTCGCGACCAACGGCAGCACGCTGACAATCAAATCCAACGGCTCAGCCTTTACGGCAAACACCATCAAGATGATCGCGGAGCAGTAAATGATTACTTTCATACCGACGCGGAACATCGACCTGATCGAGGCTGTAGGCAACCATCCCGATATCATCGCAGGCAGTAATAACGGTGATGGATACGATTACAGGCCGGATTGCCGATATTTCGAAGTGCATGTGCACGGTCAGTTTGGCGGTATTGTCTATTTCCACGAGATCCAGCCGCTGACGTTTGATTGCCACGCGATGTACCTGAAAGAAGCGCGAGGCTTCAGTAAGAAAATAGGCTTGGCGTTCTGGCGCTTTATCCTGGCTCAAACAAACGTCCAGTGCGTTACCTCGTTCGCTGCCCGTAAGTTCCGGCACGGCCAAATGTACTGCGCAATGATCGGTCTAACCCGAGTCGGCACCATCAAGAAGTATTTCAAGGGCGTTGACGACGTCACTTTCTACGCTGCCACTCGGGAAGAGTTAACAGCGTTCCTTTCCAAACAGTAGGATACCGCTATGAATTTTGCACTTACATTTAACCGCAAATACATATTGCGGGAGGAACCTCTGTACCTTGAAAAAGGCGGTAAAGGTGGCGGTGGCGGCGATAGCGGTTCGGGCGCGCAGGCCGATGCAATCAATAAACAAACCGATTTGCAGCGCGAGCAGTGGCAAACGGTAATGAACAATCTGGCACCGTTCACGCCCATGGCGCAGCAGTATGTTGGCCAACTACAGGGGTTATCAACCCTGGGCGGCCAACAGCAGGCGTTAGGTGATTATTATAACTCTGGCCAGTTTAAAGACCTCGCTAATCAGGCTCGCTATCAACAACTAGCAGGAGCGGAGGCAACTGGCGGCCTTGGGTCAACCGCAACGGCGAACGGACTGGCGACAATTGCTCCCACGCTCGGGCAAAACTGGTTATCCGGCCAGATGAACAACTACCAAAACCTTGCAAACATCGGCCTGGGAGCGCTGCAGGGGCAGGCGAATGCGGGCCAGTCCTATGCAAACAACATGGGGCAGTTATATCAGCAACAGGCCTCATTGGCCGCTGCCAACGCCAATAAACCATCAGGGTTTCAATCCGCGCTCACTGGTGGTTTGGGTGGTGCTAGTGCGGGCATGGCGATTGGCGGCCCGTGGGGCGCGGCTATCGGTGGGGGGTTAGGCGTTCTTGGGAGTTTATTCTAATGGCGACATGGCAAGAAGGTAATGGTGGCGGGTTACTGGCGGGGTTAGGAAGGAATAACGAAAATGCCCCTCAAGCCAGTAGTGTTAACACCACGCTTGGCCTTATTCAGGGTAACAATGAGTTTGCTCGTGCAGGCGGTAATAACGTTGCGCTTCAGGGCTTACAAGGCTTGAACGGGTTATCACAGCAGCATAAGGAGCAACAGGCCGCAGAGCGCGGAAAGCAGTTTAAGCAGCTTTATGGGCAGGCTTTTGCATCTGGCGACCGCGAGGGTATGCGCAATCTTGCGGCGCAATTTCCAGATCAGTTTGAGAGTGTGCAAAAAGGGTTGGGGTTCATTGACCAGGAGCAGCGGGACAGTATCGGCAGCCTAGCGGCAACCGCAAGGATCGCCGCTAAATCCCCTGAATCAATGGCGACATGGCTGCAATCAAATCAGCAAGCACTTGCTCGCGTTGGCGCAAGGCCGGAGGACGTGGCGAAAATGTACCAAAGTTCGCCGGAGGAGTTCGGCAAGTTTGTAGACCACCTCGGCTTATCAGCGCTCGGCCCGGATAAGTATTACGATCTGCAGGATAAGGCAGAAGGTCGCAAGGTTACCATGCGTGGGCAGAACCTGACAGCTGAAACCGCTCGGCGTGGTCAGGATATTACCGTTCGCGGCCAGAATATCAGCGCGCAGAATGCTGCACTCGATCGCCAGATCAAGCAGGCAGAGGTGCAAGATAAAGTTCTGGACAGACAGATCGCACGTGAAACTAATGTTGCTCGACTGGGCGAACTGCAGCAAAAGCAAATAGACGCGCGACAGAAAGCCGAAGACGCCCGCACGCAAAAAACTCAGCAAGCACAGCAGACTTACGACACTTTTAGCACTGCGTTAGGCACGATTGCCGATCTTAAAACCTCTCCCGGTTTGAGAAAAGCTGTTGGCTTTAACTCGGCTTTCCTAACAGTACCAGGTACCGATGCTGCTGACTTCGAGGCTAAACTCGATACCTTTAAAGCACAAACGTTTCTTCCTATGGTGCAGTCTATGAAAGGCATGGGGGCATTGTCTGATGCCGAGGGTAAAAAACTAACTGATGCTGTAGGTGCGCTTAGCCCAAAAATGAGTCAAGCCGAGTTCATTAAGTCACTGGACCGCATCGAAGGGCAATTACAAGGGAAACTTACTGCGGCGCAGAAAACTTACGGGATACCCGTGCAAACGGCTACTCCCACCCAAGCACCAGCACCGCAGCAACAAACGGGCTTCTCCAGCCTATGGGGTGAATAATGGCCAAAGCATGGAAGGACGTTATAGCGTCTCCTCAATACCAGCAATTACCACCGGCGCAGCAGGCGGCCGCGCAAGATCAGTATTTCAACGAAGTAGTAGCCCCTAGAGCTGGCGATCAGGCAGAAGAGGCGCGTCAGCAGTTCTTTGCAGCATACCCGCCTGCAAACGCTCAACCTCAGGCAGCAGGACAGCAACAAACTGAAGAGCCTGGAATACTGGCAGAAGCTGGAAAGGGCTTACTGCAGGCAGGGGCCAACGTACTCAACATTCCAATTGAGATTGCAAACGCCGTGAAAAGTGCGGGTGCTGCCGCAGGGGGTGCATTGGGGTTAACTGACGGAACCTATAACCCGATTCCTGCGGGGCAATTACCGGAGGGGATACGGCCTCAAACTGAATATGCCAAGATCGGCGCGGAGATCGGGCCTTATCTTATACCTGGTGTCGGTGCGGAACGTACCGCAGCTACTTTGGGCTCTGCTGCCGGTGGCGGCCGTGTTGAGCGTGCCGCAACACGTTTGGCTGATATGGTTGCAGAGAACACTGTTGGTGCATTGGCGCAGAACAGCAGCAAAAACGACACAGGAAGTCTGGCCAGTGATCTAGGCACCAGCGTCGCTGCCAGCGGCGCGGCGCGAGTGGTTATGCCACTTCTTGGCAAAGCTGCCAATGCGGTATTAGGGCGTTCACCAACCGCATCTGCGGCTGAAAGCGTGGCAACTGCGGCACCAGTAGGGACACCAGCGGAGCAAATCGCAACCGAAGATACTCTACGTAAACTTGCCGTGCAGAAAAAACCAGAACTTGCATCTTCGCTTCAAGGGTTAGATGTGCAACCTAAACAGGAAGTGATAGACGCGGCGACACGTCTCGGTATGGTAGATGAACTACTCCCGTCACATCTATCTGGTAACGCTCAATATCAGGCGGTGGAGCAGGCGCTAAAATCGCGTAAAGGCTCGGGGCTCAAAGTTCAGGAGGATGAAGCGATAAGATCTCTGGCTAACAGTGCTGGGAAAATACTTGATGAAGTTGCGGGGGCGCCTGATGCACTAGGTATGAGTGAAAAGTTTGTCGGCCAAATGGATGGCCGTATGGCCGCGCTTGAACGCAAAAGTGATCAACTCTATTCTCGAGTAGATAAAGCAATGCCACCTGGGACTAAAGTAGAAGCGGGTAACACTGCGGCACACCTGGAACGCCAGGCGGATGAGCTTGGTGGTTGGGAAAATCTTGACCCGATTGAGCAACGTGTTTTCAAAGCGGTAAATCCTGGTCCTGAAGGTAGTTTGACATACGCTAACCTGAACAAGCAACGTAGAATGGTGGGGCAGGCGCTGTATAAGAAAAGCGGCCCCTATAAAGATGCAGATGAAGCTGCTTTATCAAGGCTTTATTCTCAGTTATCTGAAGATCAGCGCGTTGTGTTAGGAGACGTTAGCGCCCGCCGTGACTTCGAAGTTGCTCAGCGACTTGTGCAGATGCGGAAAAATATGGAAGGGCAGATGCAAACCGTCAGGGGGCGCACGTTGATGGGGGATGCGACAACCAAGGTCTCTAACTCTCTGTCAGCCATGGCTAAGGGTAACGGTCAGCAATTTAGGGAGCTAATGCAAAATATCCCTTCACGCCAAATGCGTTCTGAAATGATAGGTGTTGCGCTCAGAGATATGCTATCCACCGGTAAACGTGGGGCGGATTTTAACCCAGCGGGTTATGCTGATTGGTATCAGAATATGCGCAGTAGCGGACAGATTAGGCTGCTAGCGCAACATGTTCCTCGTGAGCTAATGAATGGTCTTGGTAATGTTTACACTGTTGCTAACGCGATTCGCGGAGCAAAAGTGCACGAAGTCACCACGGGTGCACTGAAGGAGTTTACAGATCGTTTCAATAGGGTCACGGCGGCTCACGATATGGTGGCACGATACGCCGGTAGGGTTGGGACCATGGTAGGTGCTAAAGGTGGCCCCTTGGGAGCTGTAGCTGGCGCGGCATTAGGGGAAAAACTGGCGGAAAAGGCTAGACTAGCCGGTGGTGCAGGTTCTGCCGATGCTGCAGAACAGTTAATACTCTCACCAGCGTACCAAAATGCAGTTAAAACTTTGCCGAAAAACGCTCCTTCAAATGTTGCTGAGAAACGTATTCGTAGCAATCCGAAGTGGCGAGCCTTCTATGACTCCTTACCAGACCCAGATAAGCGGACGATAGCGCGTATGGGCGTTGTTTGGTGGCTTAAAGACCGCGATAACGCTACGGCGGTAGACTAAAACTAAGGATACTTTATTATTTTTTAAAGGATAAGATTGTTGATTTTACTTCAGCCCATACAACCATCAATGCAATGGACAGTGAAGCGAAGGCAAAGCCCCCATGAGTTGCCCCTTCATATTCGGGTAATATACCGAAACCGAAAGATGCCATTGCTAAGAAAAAAATAACTGCCTTTAATATTTTTATAAAAATATACACCCTAACCCCCTAGCCACAGATGGCTATTTTAAAAGCGTTTTTACTGCGGTGATGATCGCCGGGAGTGTAGGTATCAACTGGGCGAATATCACCGCGCCAACTACCCAAAGAATGATGCTGTTCTTGGCGTCACTAACATTGGTATTGGTTGCGTAGTTTGACTTGATGACAGCAATGTCTGTCTTAATGGACTGCACATCCCTCTCAAGTTCTTTGACACGTTGTTGCATATCATCACCTCCACCATTACCACCGCTACCAGTACCATCATGATCATGAGGGCTGGACAGTGATTTTGCAAGTTTTGGTCGTATTGGCAGACTGGAAACAGTACCCATAATCAGTGATCCCAATGGCAAGAAACAGCGAAAAGGCATTCTTTGCTATCAACAAGTACCCGCGGAGCATCGTCTTGGTTTTCATACAGAGATGTTTTTAACATATAAAACCCGGGTGATTCCGCTTTTATCTTTTCTATCTCTATACCTAATGTAGCAACGTAAAGACCTTCGGTAGAGAGATTGGGCCGATGCTCAATGAGCTTAGATTCCGCGCGGGGGTCGGTGACAAGTTTGTCGTTAAGATACACATTAGTATCGATGCTATATGACTTATCAATAGATACACCGACAAGGCCGGATACAGCAATTAATCCGAATTCGGTAGGAAGATTTTTAACGCAAAAATCAAGAATAGGTTCACCCACGATACCCTCGTTTTCGGTGGTGTCGTTAAGCATTGTTGGGTAAGTAAAGCTAACGGTTGGCTGGATTTCCGTTTTATCAGCCATTTTATATCTCTCCACTATTTACAATATTTTCAAGATAATAGCACAGTGCAAAAACTACACACCAAGATCCCTTACTGATTATTTCTTATCAGCATACATCTGCACGAGCGTTTCGAAAACCATCTTCTTGACGGTTTCAGCTTGAGCATCCGCTAACTTTTCCGTGTCGCTCCGGTAGCCTATTACATGCGACGGCTGAGCCAGGGCATCGCGCACGATCTGCACCAGTTCGGCGTTAAGAGAGCGGCCGTTAAGTACCGCACGTTGCTTAACCTTTTCTTTCAGCTCTTTAGGTAGGCGCAAATTGAATTGCGGGTCTTCTCTAGTCACGGTTGATACCTCACCAATGGGTGGATTGGCATCATATGATCTACTGTTTTTATAAACAATAAGACCACTGTGGTCTGAAAAACCATTAACTAACACCACCGCAAGCCGCGCCTTGTGGGGTTTCTGCACGCCTGGAGAAAACTAAATGGCCGATCCTATCGTCCCTAATGTCGTTGTATCAATGCCGTCACAAATCTTTACCTTGGCCCGATCGTTTAAAGCAGCCGCCAATGGGAAGATTTACATCGGTCAAATCGACACAGATCCGACAATCCCCGAAAACCAGATCCAGGTGTACGTCCAGAACGAAGACGACAGCCTCGTACCAATTGCACAGCCGATCATTATCAACACCGGCGGGTATCCGGTTTACGGTGGCCAGATTGCCAAGTTTGTGACCGTGGAAGGTCACTCAATGGCTATTTACGATGCCTACAACGTGCAGCAGTTTTATTTTCCGAATGTGCTCAAGTATGCCCCAGATATGCTACGGCAGCAGTTAGCAAGCTCAAGCACACCCGGGGCTTCGCTTGTGGAGACCTCTAGTGACGGGAGCGTGCAAACGGTAATTAATGGACTGCACGCAGGTACTTTCCCCTCTGGGTATCGCAATTATACGATTAAAGATCGCCTTGACTGCATGCTGACAACAACTGCTATGGGCGCAATTGGTAACGGTATAGCTGATGATACAGCGGCTATTCAGTCGGCCATAAACACTTTGGCAAATTTTACGCGGTCTGGTTCTCTCTATGTCGATGGTCGCAGTAAAATAACAGCAATAACAATCCCTTCAACATTGAGTCTTAGTATTATCGGCAATAACACTGGCGGACTAAGTTACAAAAAATCAGCATTGATATGCACAAGCACTACTGGCACGGTTATAAATGCAACCAGCTCCGCTTGCTCATTTAAAGACCTGCAGATTGTCGGGGCCAGCAACGATGTTAATGGTGGCGGCGACACCACACAGACTGCAATACTATTTAACCCTGAATTAGCAAACAAATATGATTGTGATGCTTTTTTGTGTGGAGTTTCTTTCCTTTTTTTTAATAAATGCGTTGATTTAAGAGGGAGGAACTTAAAAGCTGTAGATTGCGATTTTTCCAATAGTAAGCATGGAATATGGATAGGTACAACTGGAATTCCAGATTTTAGAGGTCTGGATGTGAAAAACTGCCGATTTCACTACATGGCTGCATCTGCCGGTTCTATAGCAAACCCGCTTCAAGGATCTTGCATATTTATTGATCCAGCAACTAATTTTTTCAGCATTCACTTATCTGGAAACTATGTTGATGGTAGTAAATGGTTTTATGTTGGAGCCATGCCGTGGGCAACAATTGCTAATAACAATATGGCGGGAAATCAGGGTGCTTCTATTTATGTTTATAATACTGGATCAACGCTTGGGGCGATATTTAGAAGGGGGGTAATTCAGGCTAATACAATAACTGGAACAAATACCGCGCCAGTTGCAAACGATTTTGGCTCAATCCACATAGAAAGTGGGTGGGGCATTGATATTTTGGGTAATTCGATAAACAACGCATACAAAACAGGAATATACAACAAAGCCGCAGATAGCGTAATAAACGGAAATCAGATAAAAGACGCATCATTTACCGAATCTGGCGGATATTACATTAGGAATGCTGGTAATAATGCCCAAGTGGTAAACAACACAGTAACTCGCAGGGGTGAAGGCTCGGGCGTTCCTGCTGCCGCGTATCGTCTTGAGACTTTTACTGTTACCGATAGTAATCGGACGTTTGGACCTTTTGATCTGGTGTGGGATATTTCAGATCGTGGAGAGACGCTAATTTATGGCGAAATGAAACCGATTGTAATGCCGTCAGTAGAGTGGGGTTTTGGCCCTCCTTCGTCTGGGCGTTATATTCGCGGATCCATAGTATACAATCTACAGCCAAGTCCCGGGGGGTATTTAGGATGGGTATCTGTTGGCGGCACTGTTAACCCAGGAACATGGAAAGGTTTTGGATTAATTCAGTCATAA